GTCAATTCCTGCGGAATATCCCCCATCAGTGTTTCATATACCGATCTATGTACTCGGTAATATTTCCTTATATGTCGATTATTTTCTATAAAAGAAAGGCATACTTCTAAATATCCATCTTTATCCACTTTATAACAATGTTCTCTTGGTTGAAATATATTTATTCGCCCTTGTCCACCTTTAACTTTAGTAGTTATTACTTTGCCACTTTTGGTAACATAGTATCCGTCATATTTAGTTTTATAAGCAATTTCATTTTCAAAAATTATTTCCTCCATAATTAAACCTCTCACTAATTTTCTTATGGAAATTAGATAGCACGGTATTACCATATCAATTATGACTTAGGTTTCACCGTTAGCAACTTTCGTCACACCCTTTAGCAAGGTTAAGTAGGTTTTATTACGGCAATATTACTTACCGTATTGTTGACTAGCTGCCGACATTGTTACATCACTTATAACATCGAAGGCAACGTCAAGTGTCTTAGGTTCGTTGTAATGAATATTACCCATTTCAAAACCGCCAGACAAAACATTTGCCATATCGAAAATACAACAGTTTATACCGTCAAGTCTGTCTTTCTTATCATGAATATAAATATAACCGTCTCTAGCCGCCTGTCTTTCTTCAACATTCAAGAAGAATTTATCATACAGGTTCTTGTTCAACTCACCATAAATCAAACTGCGCTGTGTGCTAGTCATAGTAGAATCAGTGTTGGCATTTGAAACGTCGCCAATATAACGAATACCCTGAGACTTGGTATATACATCGTCCATCATATGAACAAAGTCTTTTTTGTAATTTCTATACTGCCTATAACATTCACCTGATTTCGGGTAAAGGTCAAGCAAGGTGCGCTCGACTATTGCATGTATCGCCTCAACCGAAATACAATCATTTTCTAGATCTTCTTCCATTATGTAGTCCATAACAGCAGAGCAAATTTTTTCATAATCTTTGTCCGAAAGATTTTCTAATGCCCTGCTAGCCGATTTACTACAGGCATTGATTATTTTTTGATAATCAAAATCTTCTAATGTTCCGTCCTTTTTTATTACTTTCATTTTATCACTCCTTATTGTCACTTAAAACAAAATCTATTTTTGTTCGTTTTCTATACTATCTATGTTCTCTGACTTCAAGTCTAATTCTATTTCTGTACCCACATCAGTTTCCATAATAGTATTAATTGCCTTGTCAATATCGTTCCAATTCTTACAACGATATTTTTGGTGTAACATATGAATACTGCTTTCATATGACTTAAACCCATGTCTGTTCCACGGATAATCAAATAAGATTTTATGGTAATAGCCACCAACTAAATTGTCTACACAATCATCAATTAAAATATCAATATCCCCACTGAGCATTTGCTTATTCTTTATAATTATTAGACTATCATACATATTTAAAAATGGAAGTTGTTCTTGTAACCACGCTGCTTTATTAGAAACATTCTGTGGATCTGTAGCCGTCACTATGTAAATTTCACAACCTAAATCATGATATTTTTTCAATGTAGCAACACAATTTTCAAGCACTTTTATATTTTTCCATACTCTCTTATCCGTGAAATAGTCATAGAACTTATCCTGAGAAACATTTTTAAAGAACTGCCTCATATTATAGGTAGTTATATCGATAACAGACAAATTGTCATTATAGTCCTTATTATAAACATCAATAATACTCTCTGCTAGATTATTAATAACATTGTCACAATCCACACCAATTCGCCACGGTCTAGGTCTTATCAGATTTGCTTTCAATTCCATTGACATTTTCCTCTTTATCATTCTCGTCTAATTCGTCAAGCATTTCGGTTACTGTCCTATAGGCTACTAGAAAACCAAGCACAAGCCCGACTAAAGCTCCGCCTATAAAATTAGCCATTCTTGTTATGCTCCTTTATGTATTTTTCATATTCTTTCTTAATCTGGCTAAGTGTTAAATACTTATACGGAATTCCTCTTTCGCTACAATACGCAATTTCGGTCAGGCAACCTTTAGAATACATATAGCTATCGGAACATATCACCATGCGATCCGCCAGTTCTTCGAGAAGAAACAAAGTCATATTTAGCCCTTGCTCATAGCTCGTACAATCATACAAACTCCCGAACATAGCTATAGGGTTTAAATATAAATTTTCAGGATGCATAATCGTCAACAATCTTTGACACTCATTAACCTCGTCAAGATTATCTTTTTTACCGCCGTATGGATGAGAAAGATACACAACACCATTATAATTGCTCTTGTTAATTATTTTCATTGCCATTATCCTGCCTTTTAGTTATCGCCTGAATATAATTTTTCAGTTCGTCATATGCTGTCTCAATATTATCATTGTTAGTAATTACATAATCCACTACAAGATTGCAATTTTCAAATTCAATTTCATCTTGTTTAATACGCTCCATTGCACGATTTGTTGCCACGAGGCTATTTTGGTACATTTTAAAATAGCGGTCAAACAAGCGGTCATACCGATTAAGAGGCAGACAATCTATGTATACCGAATAAATTTTTCTGTCGCCTTTATACTTTTCTTTAAGCTCATTTAAACCTGTCTGATCGACAACATAGAGGTCATGAGCTTCGTCGTCAATTTGCTGAGACGTAACACCATAACGGTTGTCCAGATAATAATTATATGCCACAATGTCGCTAAGACTCTGAAATTCTTCCTCAGTTACAAAAGTATGTCCCGCCTCGCCCTCATATCTTGGTGGGCGCGTTGTGTAAGAGGCAATTTGTTTCATGTTTAACTCAATTTCAAGTTTTTGCACAAGCGTTGATTTACCGCTTGCCGAAGCTCCGAGAATACAAAATAACGGTTTACTCATTATTGCCCTCCTTGAAATATTGGCTCAAACACATCTCTTTGAAATAAGGAAGTTTTTCAATCCACTTGCAAAACTCTCTCCATTCTGGTAATTTATGATTATGACGTTGTTCCCAAACGTTTTTCAAACAACGGTAATTTGTCGTCAGTCGTGCGGTAAGTTCAAAGCCACTAGGAACATTGTATAACAAACGAAGATAATCTTCTGTATCCTTTGTCTGATTATATATATCTTTAAGCTCCTCGACTCTCTCGATAATTTTTTCATCGACATATTCATTACACTGCCCGGCTATATCTAATTTGGAAATTCGGTGCATGGTAGATTGACTTGAAACGAAAACCAAATATTTGTATCTTTCAGCCTCAATCCACATTTTATTGCTACAGGTCAAGTCAAAAGAAACGAGGACACCGCTCAAAAACTGATCGTGTCCTCCTTTGCTATTGCCAAGACTTTTTATTCTGGAAGTATACTCATTTGTACACTTTTCTGGCTCAACCGTCATAGGATATTTGCTTGCCTTGAAACTTTCACCCAAATCGTGAATTTTAACATTTTCTACTCTCACTTGCTTTCCTCCACGATGAAAGGTGCGAAAAAGCGCGTAACTACGCCACTTTTTTCTGCATCAAATTCTAATTTTATTAACTCACCTAAATCGAGGGCAAAAATCCCCATAAGGCTTGTCGCAGGTACTCTGTAACGCCCCTGCTTAAGATCGACCTCGAAATCTAGCCTTGATACAATCTTTATAAATTCTTGTACCTCTTTAATTGTCGATAATCTAATAAATGCGCTTTTCAATTATAATCACTCCTATACATGTAATTGATATTTTTGCTTGTGCATTTCTTTCATAAGTTTGCGCTTTTCTCTTATTCTTTTTTCTTCTTCTGTTTCTTTTCTATACACAAGCTCTTTACACTCAATTGGATAACGTGCAATCATTCGTTGCATTTCTATGTAACCTAAATATTTACGTCTTGCTCCCTTTGGATCCTTCATCTTATTTGTCACCTCGATTACTTGTCATTATTGCCAACATTGTGGCTTTTAAAAAAGCTTGCAAACATTGACACTGTTGCTATTAACCACGGGAGCATATCGGTGGCAAACCTATCTGTTCCAAATATTATATTTAGGCTTTCGACAACCATACTGCCGAAAATCCAATTAAGTACCAAACCGCCAAAATAACTAACTATAAATATAAAAGTTGGCTCCAATAAAAATACGGCAATTAAAGAAATTGCTATCATTATTGTTTGAAATTTTTTCATTATTTTTCCTCCTTTATCTCTGTCAGGTTAAAATATTTGACTTCACACTGTTTGGCAGAAGTCAAGCATGGTCTTATAACATTATGAATAATTTGTTTGCCGAGGGTGGCATCAATAAGGGCTTTGGTTGGCTTTATTCCCTTACACATAAAGGACGGATTAATCCAGATCCATGTTTCAGAACCTATACAATAAGAAACATCATACAATGTATCTCGCAATACTTTGATATCAGATGCTTGTTCTTTTGCATAAATCTCAAGCTGTTCTTTAGCACGCTTTCTACTGTTGCAATAAATTGCATTAATCTGCAAAGCCGCATATTTTGACGAAAAATTTTGTCCACTAAAAGCACAATTACTTTCGTCACAAGTGTAACAATCCTTCATTTGTCTTCCTCCATTACAATATATAAACCTCGATATTGATACGTCCCGACATCAAAAAGCTTTGAGGTACGAACGCTCTATCCCAATAGTAAAAGTCAATAACGTTACTCGACATACCGCCTGTATCGTCAACACGGTAAGTACCCGTAACGCCAGCTCCCTCAATGTAAAGTAAGGTACCGCTCGGAAAATAATTAGACGCCACACTATAGCCCGTCTCAAGCGTTCGCCCAGATGAGCCATATGGTGGCGTCGAGTATCCCATATCTGTAGCACAATACCAAGTGCCCTCAAACGTTCCAATATAATTATTCGGCTGTTCAACAATGATTTCTGGTTCGCAAGGTTCATTCATTATATCTTCGGCAATATTATCAATAACAATATCTTCTTCCTCTACGATAAATATATCGGACATTCTTACAATGGTATCTGAAGCCATAATCATTTTATTAATATGTAAATGACCGACTAAAGCTCGAGCCGAAGTGATGTGGCAATCAATTTCATTTTGCCTCCCAACTTCGGTTCCGTTACTATTAATGATTCTCTTTTCTATGGGTGTACCATGCGCGTCGGCTAGTAATATTGTAAACTCGAATATAAACAGCAATATAACAAGTATTTTTAGCATTAAAAAAATATAATTTACCTTTTCTTGTTTGATAAAACCACCTCGTTTATAAGTACATATTCTTGATTGGGTTGCCATCATTATCATAGTCGTCTATAAAATCGTTTATATCAATTTGTTTATACCCTATGACTGCCATATCGCACAGCTCTTCTACCCCAAAATCACATCCAACTATGTAATCCATGATTTTATCTTTTGCGCACTCTTCGCACAGCTCTTCTTTCTGGTCTTCGTCTTCGTCACCTACGATGTATAACTCATCTACATCACGACCGCACTTGTCACACATTAATGCAAGATAATTATACTGCGGCAAGCCGTCATAACAGTTTCTTATTTCCTTTGCCATTTTTACCTCTTATAAATTTACGTCTTTTCCGTTCTTCTACAAGTTCTTTATAATAGTTGTCGGTCTTTACTACGCTATGAATACGTGGTCTAAGAAAATGGAATTCGATTTCTGTATCAATTGGTTTGTCTAAGATTATTGCGCTCCATTCATGACCTCTTACTTGTTCTTTTATAGATTTTACAATGTATATTGAAAACACTTCATTTGCAAAATAAAATTCATTGCTATAAATATCGCGTCGTTTTGAAGTAAATTTCATACAAGCCTGAAACTTATCTTCCCATTCTTTTATATTATCAGTTACTACTAAAACACCAATCATTTAATTTTCACTCCCTATAATCATCATAAATTTCGATGTAATATTCGCCAGTTTTTTATACTCTTTTTTATACTCTTTACCAATAATTATTTCTACATCACATCTTGAGTCGGCACAAATGTCCTCAAGAAACTGTATAGGATCATTGACCTCAATTGTTCCTATTGAATAGTTACCATTGGTGCCAATTGGATTAGTAACAAGATGGTATTTATTAATTCTTGGATATTTTTCTGCTATTTTTCTTATATTATATGTCGATGTACAACATAAATTATATCGCATTTAATCACTCTCCTCACATTGTTTCTTTTTAATTTTCATACCGTCTCCTATGTACTGATTATTCAGATATCTCATACATTCAAGGATAGCTGTTTCTTCATCCCCACAACGTATTTCACTTTCATCGTCGTCAAGCTGTATAAATGTATAATAGCTATCATCTCCACAGTCATAATCGTCATCATAATCATAATGACGACTATAGTAATCTACATCTGGACAATATTTTACAAGCAGTTTAGCCAGTTGCTTTACAGGTAATTGCCGCAATTTTTGATGATTGGTCATTTACAATCCCTACTCATGCAAATTCAACCTCCTGCATAAGTTTTATTTCTTTATCTGTCATACCCCATGTGTATAGAACTTCCTCAGGCGCATAATATACTACATACCCTTTATCATATATTTGCTGTATCTTATATACCTTGTCTCGATATCCTATACGATTAGTAGCACCTAAATTTAGGTAGCGTTCACATAAGGCGTCAAATACCTTGCAATATACCTTCATAAACTTACCTCCTTTTTAAGACAGCCATTTTCTATATTTCCTATCTTGTTTACGTTTACTCTTCCTTATTCGATTGTATATAAAGTTCTCATAATACTCAAACTGCATAGCCTTTGCATAGCAATATAGCCATGTTGCAAAAAAGGTTGAAATCACTATTATACTTACTATAGTTTTGACATGATGTAAGCCGTATTCGTCATAGAAATGTACCATAATTGGTGTTGTCAGAACAGTGACACAGAAAGAGATAATACTAGCAATCGCTGATGTTGTCATTCGTGTTTTACACCATTGTTTAGAATACTTCGCCACTTTAATTTCTTTCATTAATGTTTCCTCATTAATCCCTTTGCTTCCAACAGAGCAATCTGAGCATTTAAAAGTTCAACTTTTTGTTCCAAGGACGAAATGTATTTCTGTAAATAATTAATTCTGCCTAGACAATGTTCATAATCTGCATTGATACAATAAACCTCTTGGCTCAAATCATTTAAAGAATAAAACCCCGCTTGATCATCATAATGTTCTGGTAGATCGATAGCATCTTCGGGAATAGGTCTGCCATTTTTTACTGCATCTTCAATAGCTTTGTAGTATGCCATTGTTTATTCCACCTTTCACTTTGTCTTTTGCCTGTTCAGAAGGAATGTATCATTTGTAATATTCCCTACCCTTTTGAAAATAGTTGTATATTTCAGACTGCAAATAATGATTTATCTCGGATATAAAAATGTCCGTAGTTATTCTATCGTTTATTTTATATTTATCCCTAATAACTGTCCATAATGGTAAGTCAGAATAATCAAACTTATGGGTACTTACATAATAAACATCAATAATATGATCTATAATTTCTTTGTAGGGTATAATAGCATTCGTAACTTGTAATTCATCTATCGGTGTCAAACCATATCCAATATTGTAATCATAATAAACAATTGGTATGGCATTTATATATTGACATACAACAAAGTCTTCATTAAAAGCACATATGCCACTTGCTGTTAAATTAACCTGAGTAGTCCAAAGCAATCCTTGTAGCTCCCAATTAGTTATAGGCTTGTTTACTTCTATACATCTATTAATAATATATTTAGCTAATTCCTTAACATTAAATATTGTAGGTGTTTCACTTATCACTTATAATACCTCCGTTATAAAGTATTCATATATAAGTATGTTTATATCCATTACATAAATTATAGTTAGTGTACAAAACAATACTAAACCAATAAAGCTTATTGCCAGCACTATCTCCATTGCAGTTAATAAGATGTTATCTATATGCTCTTTAAATTTAATTATTCTATTCATCTGTTCGTAATCCCAAATCATCAAGTGTTACAGGTGTATAGTTGTGGAGCATACAGCCTACATTAGCACACTTATAAGGAAAACCTCTATCTTGCATTAATTTTGTATATACTGAAAAAGGTCTGCTATCTCTAGCATCATGAATATGCCCATACAAATGAATATAACCGTAGTCAGCATTTATCCAATGTGCTATAGGATAATGACAAAGTACAACGTGTTCTTTGCCATCCTTAATAACGGCATAATCTTTAATCCAGACAAAATGCTTTTCCATTTCCCTATTCACCCGATCATGATTACCCTTGATTAAATATTTGAAACCATTTAATCTCGGAAGAACTATTGGTATTTCTGCGTTGTTCCAAAACATATCCCCCAGAACATACACGCTGTCATTTTTGCCGACAACACTATTCCAATTTGAGATGATAGTTTCGGTCATTTCTTCAAGGCTGAAGAATGGTCTATTATCAAATGCAAGTATATTTTTGTGACCTATGTGCAGATCTGATATATAGAATTTCTTAGGTATTGACATTTTTATTTCATCTCCTTTTGAATAGAGTTAATCTGTATTTAATTTCAATTCTGTTAATAATATCATATAGCGCATACCTTTTTATTATTTCTTTAATAGTTTGTAATCAAGACCTCTATATCTTTTGTCTTGTCTTTTTTCTGATAATTACAGTTTCCGTAAGTGGTGTTTAGATAATGGATTTTATAATCATGATTTTCTGCCCAATTCTTTAATGTCGGGTTTGTTTTTAGATTATTCGATAATGCCCATTTCACATTTGAAACCGCAAGCATATCTCTCAAATCTTCCTCGTCGGTATTAGTCCATCCACCATTTTCATTATAGGTTGCCGTGGAATTAAAGTACGGAGGATCACAATACAGAAAATCATTTTCGCCAAACGCTACGCCGATGAACTCACGAAAATCAGCATTGGTAAACTTGCAGTCTTTATTGCTGATTGTTTCCGAAAACTCTACAAACCTTTCTCTTAATGTAGGGTTAAAGCTACTTCTGTCTTTCCCAAACGGCATGTTAAATTCGCCTTTTGAATTAAAACGAATTTGGTTGTTAAAGGCGTAACAAATTAGCACATATAAAATAACGGGCTGTTTAAATTCCGATTCATTAAACTGGTTGCGGAGTTTCAAATACCCTTCGCTGTTAATCTTTGACAAATCATATTGCTCAACTATCTTATCTATTTCACTAAGAATTTTGTCGGTCTTATTTCTATGTATGTATTCAAGTATTTGCACTACAGGTAAATTCAAATCATTATAAATAACCTCTTTCGCAGGAACATTAATTCCAACATTAAACCCACCGCCAAACAAATCAACGAAAGTGTCAATATTTTTCGGGAACAATGGTAATATCTGTGGTAGAAGCTTGTATTTGCCACCTACATAATTGAGTGGCGATTTTATGTATTCTGACTTTATCAGTATCATCTCCTAAATAAAATTTCTCTTTTATTCAGATTTTAAGTGTCTAAAAGTGCGTATTTACGTTGTTTTAGGATATGCCAAAGTAGCGTATTTTCATTAACTTGTAATTTAAAAAAATTACTTTTCTTTATCTGTTTTAATAGTTCAGGATTGTCATAAATGTTGCCAACGATAAAAGAGACACGTTCGCCATAGCAAGATTCGACCTGAGGAATATCTTGCAGTAGATTATGACTCGCTTTTTTCACCTGCTTTCTCAGTTAAAATTATTTTGAACATATTGTCAACAGAAGTAAGAAGATCATACCTCTTATTCATTGGAGCAGTTGAGCTTCTAGCAAATTGGTGATTAACCATATCAATATAAAAAGTTGATGAACCATCATCACCCATGTAGAATTGTTCCCATTCAGACTCAGACATCAGTCTTTTTACTTCAAGCTGCTCAATGGCAAGATTATCAAAACTTACTGTATTGAACTTTGTAAACAATACATCAAGATTATTGTAAAGCCATAGCTGATTATATTTAACAGTTGCGTATTTCTTAGTTAGGTACTCATTACCTCTACGAAGCTCTTTATAACCAAGTATAAGCATTTTTAGATTATTATTCTGCAACATAGCAACATCATCTTCTGTAAGTATTCCGTTGATAACATGAATTACAGCATTGGGATAACGTTTGGCCATTTTAATAAATTCTGTTGTCGGATTTACAAGGCTAACCCCTAAGCCATAAATCAGCTTTTCGTCAACTAAATATTTAATCAACTCCTGCTTCTGTTCAAAGTGCTTCTGATTAACTGTCATATTGGTAATAACCTTTTTATCTTTAAGCTTGCGAAGGAATGGAATTAAATCTGGGTGACTTGTAGCATCCCCACCACCAATTGCAACTTCTTGATATTCATGAAGCGTATCAATAAATTTCTGATTAAGAATATCTGCGTGACAGCCATTAAGTGTGCTTCCTTCATGACAGAACGGACAACCCATATCACAATAATTTGTAATTTTTATATCCATGTTTTCTGCATGATCTGGAATAAAAACATTATCGTCTGTCTTGCGAACCTTTGTACCATCGTCAAAAATCATAGTGGCATAGTTACCATTTTTATAAGCACCCAGTAATTTCATTTTATTCTCCTTTTATTTAATCATGTCCATAATAGCCAAAAGCAACAACTTTATCTCCAGATGGTGTTGTACAGTTATCCCAGAATGTTTCATACTCGAAATCATAGCCTTCAAAAAATTGATTATAAGTATAATATCTATCTTCGTCACAATCATGTTTCATGTCATAAACAGGAATTAACTTGTTCTCCCAACCATCAAATATAAGTTTTCCATGCTTCCACTGTTCAAATTCTGAACCTGTACAAAATGTAAACGAATGAACCGAGCTGCTGTTGGTTTCAAAAACATTCTGTCTTATTTGTAGTTTCATTTAATTCTTTAACCTCCTATTCCTGCAATTATTATTTTCTCTTATCGTACATTTTGTCCGACCATTCTTCAAACTTTTTCATTTCCTCTTCAGTCGGTTCGTCTTCCGGTCTGCCTTGATCGAAACCGAGAGTACAGCCGCTTTTAAAGCAACAGCCTGCTAGGTCGGCAGAACATTCCACATCACCGCCATATTCACGACATCCCCAAGTGCAATCCTGACAACACTTCATTACAGGGTCTATACATCGTGTTGGCAAGTCATGTATATTTTTTCTACTCATTTTCAATCTCCTTTGAAAAACTCTCTCGGTTCAAACCATTTATCTTCAATGATATTTCCTATTCCGACAACTAATCTATCTTCCTGTTTTACTCTAACATAATGACCTTTTATATCTTCCCATTTTGCAACGCCCACAACGTCCATAATTCTTGTAAGTGCTTCAAGTCCCTTTTCAGAACCTTCAAATGATGTTCCATTGAAAAAAGCTAAGTTATAACCGCCAAAACTAGCTCCCCAGCCTGAGCCTTTAAGAGTTATAGAAAAGGTAAGGCAACAAGGGTCGCCTATTCCCAGTGATACATCAGTTATTTTAGCGTTTTCATAAATAGTGTTAGTGTTGCTTTCTTCCGAAGGTATATTTTTTATTACAGGTTTAGACTCATTTTGTATGTACTCTGCAAGATATACACTGCACATACGGTGCTTATCGCTGGCACAAAGCGGACAGCCGTCACAATCTGTGGGGTCACTAGTACAATACTCCACCGCCTTTTCAAACTCCTCTTTCGTTATCATATTCTACCTCTTTCTATAAATAAAACTAAATTTTTATGTATTATGTATAAATAATTTTTCAACCACTTTAAATTGATTATTTTTGTTTCTGTCTAATGTTCTTGTAAATGGTCTTTCCCAAATACATTTAAAATCATCAGGTGCGTTTAATTCAGATATGAAAACCATATTGTCTTTACTAATTTCACGCATATGCTCCCAAAATTCTTCGGTATTAAATTTTCCAGACGTATAACCCGTTGTATTATCGTATGGAGGATCGGCATATACAATTGAACCTGCGGGGATAACAACATCTTTATAATCATTACAAGTGAATACAGCGTCCTGTAAATTAGCAAAGTCTTTTAATATACTACGCTTGCTTTGTGCCGCATAATTGGTACCCGTTTTGTTACGGGCATAACCGCCAAAGAATTTGCCACCAAAGGAACATCCAAATCCTACAAAACCAGTCAATGCTGGATTGTTGTCTTTATTATCTCTTATTGATTTGTACATATCTTCTGAAACAACTTCTGGCAATTCGTATCCGTCCTGCAACGCCTGCCATAGTGCGACCAAATATTTATGATTATCGTTACAAATGACACTTTTAAAATGCGGTGCCAGTTTTGACTCTACTGCGCAACTTCCACAAAACAAACTAACTAAATTACCGTAGTCTCCCTTACTCTCTCTCTCTCTCGATTGCTAACGCAATCGAGGCTGCTATTCGGCTCTTTCCGCCTTGATATCTCATCGATTATTACCTCCGAAATTTGCTTTGAAATTCTTGATTTACCACCTAAGTATTGAATTGCAATCACCTCGAAAAAAATAGCGCACCATTAAGGTACGCTATCATTACTTTATAGGTTGCTTCACAACATCACAGATATCTTGAAGCTTTTCTTTTTCATTTTTACTCTTATCATTAATTATATCATATACAACTTGACATATTGTTTTCACGCCTATACCTATTCCAATCTGGCGTGCTCGTTTGAGTTGTGTTGTATATGCCTCGATTATTTTGTCCTGCTCTTTTCTTTTCATATTTGTCCTTTTTATGTAACGGGGCTGAGCCCCGTCTTATCATTCATTACATCCGTCATCGTCGAAGTCGTCATAATCTTCGTCATATTCCTCGTCATCAAATAGTTCCTGTTCGTCACTAACTTCACCACATCCAACAAAATTGTTTGGTAAAGGCACATTAGAGTCTTCCAATGGAAGTTTTAATGTCTTCAACTTTTCGATCATTTCATCGACAACCTTGTTATATGTCACCCTTTCACTACAAGTGCGGAGACATATATCTCCCTTATTCTGACAAGGTGTGATTGAATCGAATTGGCATTTCTTTAACTTCATTGCACAATTCCTCCTTAAATAGAATTATTTTATTAGGTTTTTCAAATAGTATTGAAAAGTTCCTAATATGTAAATTGGTGTATAACGTTTATCTGGCATGAACACGATTTGCAACCCATACCTATGATTAAAACTATGCAATGATCCGAGATAACTTTTTGAATTATATTCAGACCTATAATTGCTATTCACCAAATCAAAGTAATTGGCATTCTCTATAAAAAGATATTTTGTCTTCGCCTTTGAGATTGCGAATTCTTCTTCAAAGCGCTTTCGTTCTTTTGTAAAATTAATCGCCAACTCATCCAAGCTTGCTTTGCGTTCTACATAAATCTGATTATCAAAATATAAATCCCTTGGTATAGCCAACTCTTGATTAGCCTTTATATAAAAGCTATAATCTCCGCAACTTAAAGCACGTCTCTCATATGCAATTTTATGCTTGTCAAAATACTCGGTTATATGATCGTTCTTCTTTTCTCTTGTATCTATAAGAACGACCATCATTTTCAAAAGTTCTTTTGCCTCTATATCATTGAATTTATAATCTTCAATAAGCGTCTAAATCACCACCTTTTTATATGAATTAATCCACCACTCCACGGTGCCTGGAATGGCTATATACTTGCCGTCATCAAATCGAGTTTTATTTTTCTTTTCAAATCTATCAATTTTAATTAAATCCTTTTCGGCAATTTTGTTGTATTCAAAGATTTTCTTCTTTAGTTTTGCCTGTATAATCTGCCCCTTAGAAAGCGAATACATTGTAACCAACGGCGAATAACGTGTATTTACATCTAAAATATAAACCACTTTGTTGAGCTTTGGATTTACATAGTCAACATATCCCAAAAGTTCATACTCGGTATCCATCCTCTCTTTGAGCGTAAACTCACATGGAGTGACAAAATCTGCGGTCTCAATTATAAACTTATTTATGTCTACGTTTGAAAACTGCTTTGCCGTTTCCTTTCCTGCACATGCACTTGCAACTTTTAATTGCTGTTCATTTAGCTCTGCCTTTTTTAGCGTGCTTCGTTTTCTTAAAGAGTAATAATACTCGCAGGTCGCAAGTAGTTTCCCTACTTCTCCAAATTCTTTAAAGTAGTCAAGCTTAATTAATATGTCGATAGCGCCTCTTCCAATTTTCAATTCGTATAGGTCAACAAGAAGCTCGGCAAAGTTGACATACTTTTTATCTTTAAGAGTGTACAAGTTGTCGCCAATACCTTGACCTAATCCTTTAACCGACATTAACCCTTTATAAATTGAATTTGTATCACGGTCGCAGAAATATTTATCTTTTGACTTTCTAAATTTTATGCCACAGAGCTTAATACCTCTCTTGCGCACACAGTTTGTTATTGATATCGTCTTTTCAATATCGTCGTCGAATGCGTTGAGTTCCGCTGTTAGAAATTCTAACGGATAATAATGCCGCAGATATCCGCAAATATAACCTATCCATGAATATGGTTTTGCATGGTTTTCAGAGAAAAGATATTCCGAAGCATCCTTAATAACTTGTAGAAAGTTTACAATAAGTTCCTCGCTCTTTTCTTCGGTGGTGTTATATTTTTCTTTCATGGTTTTTATGAATCCTGCTTTGATATCTGGAATAAACTTTTCAGTACCTGTTTTCTTTGCAAAACCACGTCGAACAATATCGGCTTGACCCATTGAATAACCACAAAATCTATGAAGAAACTCTATAACTTGCTCTTGATAGACTAAGAACCCAAGCGTTGGATTCAACATTTCATTCAGTGCTTCATGACCATTATCATGGAATATTCCTTTAGCCAAATCATTTCTGTAAGATGCGCCCGCTGGTCTAATAGCTCCATTGCCAACAGAGAGCAAATCCATATACGTCATATTCGGGTTTACTTCTTTGATTCTTTTAATTGTTTCATCACTAAAAAGTTGTTTTAAATACCTAGAAGCCGACTCAGATTCCCATTGGAATATACAAGTTGTATCATCTCTGATATCTTTCCAAACCTCAATATCGTCTGGTGTATTGTTAGGGTTTAATCTTTCGATGTGTGCCAAATCGCAAGCTTCATTAATCGCGCCGATATTATCAAGTCTAAGCAAATCAAGCTTAACGAAGTTCAGCGATTCAACTTCTTTCATATTAATCTGTGATATAGGATATTCGTCGGTACTACTTGTAAAAGTTCCAAACCAATCATTAAGTGGAAATGGCGAAACCACAACACCTGCTGGATGATTTCCCACGGATACTATAGTGCCGCTAATCGACTCCGCCCATCTAAACAACTCTGGATATTCTTCTTTCAGTTTTTCATAATCGGTGTCAAGTCTTTTACATATGTCAGCCACTGTATCAAGCGGTATTTCTAAAGCACGACCTACATCACGGATTGCACCTTTTAAAGCCACGGTATTAAAAGTGATTATATCACAACAGAATAATTTTTCTTTGTTGTAGAGGTAATCTTTTACCTTTGGAATATCTTTCTCATAAAAGTCTGTGTCGATATCAGCCAAAGAAACACGTTCGACATTCATAAACCTTGAGAAGTTTAAATGCTCCTTTATACTATCAATATCGGTAATGTGTAAGCAATACGCAACGATACTTCCCGAAACGCTACCTCTTGCGGGACCATAACCGATGCCGATTTCACGACAATGACGTTTGTAGTCTTCGTCAAGCAACATAAAATCTATCGCATTATTATGTTTGAATGTTTCAATTTCTTCCTTAATTCTTTGAATGTACTCGTCATAGTTGTTATATTTATCAATACCACGTTCTTTGATGCCCTGATAAATTTTTTGTTTAAAAACCTTTTCGGGATCATCATATAAATCTGGATACTTATATCCCTTATCAAGAGCGAATGGTTCAATCATATCGGCGAGAACATTGGTGTTCTCAATGGCTTCAAGATAAACATTTGGCGGTAAAGCCCCCTGCTTTTCATAAGCTTCACATAACTCGTCGTATGATTTAAAAACGAGATCACACTGATCTTCGCTTTCAAAATGCACCTTTTTAGCCTTTTGTAATATAGCTCTACTTGCCGCATGCTCTTCGTCAATGCTGTGAGTATCAGTTCCCGCAATGAGCGGAACACCAATTGTTTTAGACAAAAACGCAAGTTCAACGTTGTAGTCGCATTGTTCCTCAAAGGGGTGGTGCTGTATTTCCAAAAAGCAACGGCTTTTATTATTCTTTAGAAACCCGATAAATCTATCACGTAAGTCTTCATTAGTGCCATGTAGAATACCACCAAGGCAAGCCGAAGTTACAATAATGTTGTTGCTCGTATTAATAAGCTCGTCCATTGTGATTCTTGGCTTAGAATAAAAGTGTCCGTCCTTTCTATTAAAGGAACTGGACACCAAAGCGTTTAATTCATTTTTGCCGTCAAAATTCTTAGCAATAAGAACAACATGATAATTGTCGTTAATTTTTTCTTCAATGCCTGCGGTAAGATAACATTCACAACCGTGGATATATTTCATGCCCGCTTCTTCGATTGAATTCTTTTTATGAACCCATTCAAAAACCGAGCCGTGTTCTGCAAATCCAAAAGCTTTCATGCCAAGTTCTTTCGCCCGATTTACATAATCAATATACTTTGTTGTGCTATCAATATTTGTTACGCCATTTGATAAATCAGAGTGAACATGAAACGGGGTATAATTCTTCAGAATAATTCCTCCTCATCAATCGTATAGCAAATGTTTCTAAAGCGACATAAATTGTTACAATAAAAATATTGTTCGTTCTTTTGAAATTTATCGGTATCATAAATATTATCTATGACATTCATAGCCCATTCACAAGACTCTTCATAGTCTTCTTTATTAAAATCTATGATATGTAAATCACCGCTTCGTATAAAGTTCCAACCGATCTTATCTGGATAACGATTGTATAACTTTTTTATCCCCATGCAATAAATGTATAGCTGCTTTTTGTAAAAGTCATAATCCTTAATTTTGGCTTTCTTGATACTACCATTTTTGTTTAGAGGACTTTCGGCAGTCTTATGGTCAAGAACAACCAGTCGGTCATCGTTGTCGATATATACGAGGTCGATAAAGCCTATAAATTTTTTGCCATGAAAATCACAATCAATCTTTTTTTCAACGCCAACGACACGTTTT